ATGATGATATACTTTTATCTGCTAAAAGTATAAAAAAACTATACGAACAGAAACGTGATATGATAGGAATCATGGGTTATACTGGAGTTAATAATAGTAAAAATTATTTTGATTTAAAAAGAGTTTTTAACGAAAACAAAAAAGTTGATTTTTTAGTGGGTTCAGCAATAATGATAAAACAAAGTTGTTTAGATGCGATAATGCCAGAGTTAGTAAATTCTAATTACCCAAAACGTGGAGATGATATTATTGTAAGTTATTTAATTAAAAATAAATTTAAATCCACATTATACGCTACAGAGTGTGATCATTTAATGTTACCCGAGTATGATGTTGGTTTAAATCTTCAAAAGGAGCACTTTGATTTAAGGTGGCAAGTAGTAGAAAAGTTTAAAAAATTAGGTTGGACATAAGTTACTAAAGTGGGATATTATGGATACATTAAAAAGATTTCCAATTAAATATATTAGAGATTTTATAAAAAAAGATTATAAACTTAAAGACGAATGTTTCGTTTGTGGCACGACTGATGCTTTAGAATTACATCATTTATATAGTGTCAGCGAGTTATTTAGTAAATGGTGCTTAAGTAAAAAAATCAAGTCTATCGACTCCGTTGAGTTAATAAACAAATTAAGGGTCGAATTTGCATCTGATGAAAAAGATTTATTATCTAATAAAAATCTTTTTACTTTGTGTAAAAATCATCACATTCGTTTACACACTATTTATGGTCAAACCTACGCCAATCACTTAGTTCCTAAAATAAAAAACTGGTTGTTGGTTCAAAGAGAAAAACATGGCAGAACGTAAAACTAATACATTTAGAGAGTGGCTTGCAGAAAAACTTAATCCTGCACAGCCTTCTATTGCATCATTAGAACCTTATGCATCGCCTGAAGCGATTGTTGATTTCGAACAAGCGTATCGTGAAGTAGAAATTGTAAATCGTTCAATTGAATTATGTATAAACGCTCTTAATGAAATACCTTTTATTGTAGAGGGAGGAAGTCCTTCAAAAAAAGTTAATAAAATTTTAAACGAGAGACCTAACCCGTTCGAAGATAGGTCTAGATTATTCAGAAGAGCTTTTCTTGATTTTTTCTTAGATGGTAACGTATTTTTCTATTATGATGGAAGTGACTTATTTTTATTACCTGCAAACGATGTTGAAGTAGTGCCTGACGAAAACACTTTTGTTAAGCAGTACAATTACCTTATATCTAATCAACAATCTCAAGATTTTTACAATTTTAATAAACAAACTAGAAAAAGTGAAGCTATAGTTTTTGAGCCTAATGAGATAATTCACATAATGAACGAAAACGAGCTTAGCATCTTTAGAGGCACGAGTAAGTTAAAATCCATAAAAAGATTGTTAGAGGTTTATTTTTATTTGATAAATTTTCAAAGGCAGTTTTTTAAGAACAACGCGGTTCCTGGATTTGTACTAACAACAGACAGTATTTTAAGTAAAAGAGTAAAAGAACGTCTTTTAGAGAGCTGGAGAAATTCATATACAACTATTTTTGACAACGCCAGAAATCCTGCTATACTGGATGGAGGATTAAAAATAGATCAATTCTCCAATGTGAAATTTGACGAGTTAGATTTTGAAAACAGTGTTGAGAGAATACAGCAAGATATAGCAAAGGCTATTGGCGTTCCTTACGTTCTTCTAAAGTCCGGAAACAATGCTAATATAGATGCTAATCAAAAACTGTTTTATCAACACACAGTGTTACCGATTTTAACACAGTTTTGTAGCGCTTTTAAGCAATTTTTTAATGGTGGTATTGAGATCAGACCAGATAAAATGACAATACCAGCATTGAGACCAGAGATGAGAACTGAGGCAACTTACTACGCTACATTAGTAAACACGGGTATTATGACTCCTAATGAAGCTAGAAAAGGATTAAGGTTACCTAAAATAGATGACCAAGACGGAATTAGGGTACCACAGAATATTACAGGTAGCGCAACAGACGCTACTCAAGGGGGCAGACCTCCACAAGAGTCTGAAAATTCAAACGAAGAGGAAACAGCAGATGAGCGATAAAAAGTTTTACTTAAACAGCTCTTTTGAAGCCAAAACTTTAAATAAGAAAAGCAAGGCTTTAAAGATAGCTGGATACGCTAACACCACAGCCAAAGATAGAGCAGGCGATGTAATCACTGCAACAGCTTGGGCAAAAGGTGTTGATAACTTTAGACGCAATCCTGTACTTCTTTATCAACATAAGCATGATTGTCCTATTGGGAGAGTCAATGCTATCAAGG